GGGGCTGGGGCTTATTATTACCCCCAGCCCCGGAACGGGACATCACGTGCCTCCCTGTACACGCACGTGACATCAAATGGCTTGCTGYGCAAGATAGAAAGGCTTCCTGCGGAAGCCAGGCATCATATATGGGTTGTAGAGGATCAGCCGACTCTATAAATATAGGGAGGCGTGGTCATGGGATTGACAGGAGAACGAGTGAAACAATTCTTTGAATGGTTTCTGTTCTTCTCAGCAATATTTGTTGCAATAACAATAATATATATATTGCTGGCAGTTCTCCTTGAACTACCGAAGTATATTAAGGGTTTAGTACAATACGTAGTGGAGTATATTACTAGACGACGGGTATGGACACGGAGGACCCAATTGACAGAGGCAACCGGAGGAGGCGATATAGAAGCTGTAGGGCATGACAGTCAGGCGTATACGCATACTGTTATGCCATSTGTTCCACCAGTTAGCGCTCCTATATCAAATAGGAGAGCTGATCAGCCTCTTCGATCAAGCGCCGGACCAATGTTTTAAATACCCGTGATATTTAATATGCAAGTGTATAAATACCCATTGTAGATCTGTTTGTAACCTGAATATGCAAAGTATATAATACTTTGTTGTAATGTATAAGTACATTAATAATATACGAAGTATAATGTTGATGCGATGTCTTCGGAAAATGAAGTATACCCAAATACACAAAAAAACATATATGTGGTGTATACTTATTGTTAAGTATAATAAAATTATAATACAAACAAATATATTGTGTATTATAATACATAAAAGAAGACAGAGCTGTGAAGTTAAGTAAGAAAGCGACGGATTCGTATTGGATAATATGATTCGCGGAGCATTACTTAACGGCGAAGTAAAGCATCAGACAAGAATATGACAGCTGTCATATCAACTAAAAAGCATAGCTTGCCGAGCACGCTATGCAATATAAGGGAAAAATGAAATAATGACCTGTCACGTTTACACTTTTCGTAAAGATGTAGGGCCGAAGGCCCTAATGACGCGTGTCATATTCTCTATAGTGGTGGGTCATATGTCCCGAGTTAGTGCGCCACGTAA